TTATTTTCTGGTATTGAGGGGAATACCATTAGACTTGCCATCTTTAAAGAAAGAATTCCACTGTTGAGAGACCCAATCGGCAGCACCAGAAGTGGCATCGGTAATCATATTCGTAACATCTTTCGCCGCAGCAGTAACTTGAGAGCTACCATAACGAGCGTTTTGAGTATCTTGATGAATTTTTCCGATTTCTGCATAAACTTTTTTCTCCAATGCCATAATCTGACTATTAGTTAAATGCTGACCAGTCTCCTGAGCACGAGTAAGGGCCATTCTCATAATTTCATGGGCAGCCTGTTTAGCCGTAAGGTCAGTGTTGGCGAGGATAGACTCAACGCGTGCCTGTGACTCCTGTTGATTAAATTTAAGCATCTCATTCTGAGCATAAACTGAATCCTTCGTATTCTCGCGAGAAGTAGCGGACTGAATACCAGCAATCTGCAAATTATTATGCATTTGCATCTTAGCAATATCCTTCTGAGTATCCAGCTGCATACGCATCAACTCCTTTTGCTGATTCTGGCCGGAAGACTCCAATCCGGCACCGGAAGCACCAGCTCCAGCACGTTCCCATGCATTGAGCTCAGGGAAGGCCGCAGCCAAGTAATCACGGGTTGCTTGTCCTTGTTTCTTTGCATCGTTACCACTCAACTTATCAACCAATGCCTGCTTAATGCGATCACTTCCAGCGGTCATAACGCCATCAAGCAAATCTTTACCAGCATTCTTAATCATATTTTTAGCATCAGACATAACGCCACCAGTCTGCGTGGGGGCAGGAATCTGACCATTGGGAACATTAGAGCCCTGAATAGCTGACTGAATACCAGCATCTTGATCCATACCAATAACGCCTTGACCATTAGAAAGGCCAGAGGACTCGGTAGCGGCTTGAGCGGCAGGTTTACCACCAAACAGCTTAGAAGCGGCTCCACCAGCTAAGGCTGAAGCAATACCACCTACAACGGCACCTAACATCGCTGTAACTCCTTTTGGGGCTTAGCAGGAGGGAAGGCGGCTTGCGCCTTCCACGTTCCTAGTTTATCGGGTATCTCCGTACGGCTCGGTCTGCCCTACACTAGGCAGGCATCTAACCGGGAGTGCGGCAGCCTTTTATTTAAGCGGCTGCAAAGCTGTAACTTCGTGGTCAACCTGAGCCATCGAAACAACACCAGTGACATTACCAGCATTAGCGGCAGCAGAGAAGAAAACCACACCAACAAAAACATTATTGCCTTCAGTACGAGGCTTAACATCAACGGTAACACAATCGCGAACGCTAAGCGCACGAGGAGAAAGGGCAGAAGCCTCAACCGGAATAAAATCAGCGGTTGCAATATCAAAGCTGGTAGGCTGAGCAACAGTGCTCTCAAAACGAACAACACAAGGAATATAATTCGAATCAACACTAAAGGACAACGAAGCAGCAACAGAGAAAACCTGCTGAGAATCAGGAGAATTCGGATCCATCATCTGAACAAAAGCAAAACCACTACCATTGGAAGCAGAAGCAATAGAAGAAGCAATGCGAAAAGTAGAACGACCTGCAACAATCTCACCAGAGTTAACAACTTCGGGATTGGCGGCAGGGGCAATAGAAAAGGCACGATTCACAGAGGTGAACGGAGCAACATGTTTAGATACATAAACTTGAAACATAATCAATATCCTTAAAGGGGGCCGAAGCCCCACATAATCAAGAGGTCATAATAGAGTCGCGAGTGGTCGGCATATTACGATAAATGGTGCAATTAAACTTAGTCTGCATATTCCAGTGCGCAAGCTGCATAGACTGGAAAACCTCATCGTAGTTATCAGTATTAACCAGAACGCGCTGCTTAATATCATCAGACGGAATCGCGCTATAGAACGGAAAACCATCAAGATAGTTATACGGCAATGCAACGCGATCAGGCTGCATGCGATACCACTGACCTTCAGCGATCTTAAACTTAGCACTAGCACTTCCAGAATGGAAGAACTGAGACATATTAACCTCACGAGGAGGCAAGTTAGCCATCAAAGCAGGGTCACAAGCCAAATCAGTATAAGTCAAATCTTCTTTACCAACTAAGTAATGCATCTCCATTTCATGAGTCGGCGGGAAGCGGACCAATGCGAGTGTGAACATAGTGCCATGCTCAGGGCAGAAGAATCGCGGTACTGAATGCTTAAACGTCTGCTGGACACGACCGGAGAACTGACCGAGAGAGCTTTGGTCGGTGCCGTCAACATCATAGCCTGAGGCCCAGAACTCAGAATGCATAACAAGCAAAGGACGATTATCCGCATCATAAGAAGTACTACCTCCAAATTCGTTAACAATATCACGATAACGAGTCATGAAGTAATCACGCTCCTGCTCAGTATGTAATTGAGCATAAGCGGCCTGCAAACCCATAATGTCAATGGAGTTGGTTTCAGTCTCCATAGAATGAGAGGTTTCAGTATCCGGAGGAAGCGGAGCAGTCCAAATAGTTTTCAAGTTACATGCACGAACACCAAAACGAACATCTTCACCCTCCATATTAGACGGGTTGGCATAAGTCAGGTCATCCATCCACGGAGCTTTAAAGTAATTATTGTAAATGTTCAGGTAACCTTGATGAAGAAACTTAGGAACCTTTAAGTTACTAGACGGAATAGTAGCAAGATACTGAGCACTATCCCAACCGCGAGAGCACTGAACAGGGGCCAAAGGAGCAGCATCAACACCTTGCTTCATAAAATCAATCCACTGCTCACCATATACATGACGATGAGGGACATAAAACGTGAACAGGTCAACACGAGAGTCAACAGCAAGGCCACGACGAAGCGGGGAAAGGCGAATAGCGCCAATCATATCAAGCTCAAAAGAATCACCTGCAACAACAGGAGTCCAAGAAACAACCTTTAAACGACCAATTTTGCCTGCATCAAAAACCAGATGAGAAAGGTCGTGAGGAATACGTTCAGCGGAAGTTTGCACGTTTGACATTTAAGAATCCTTATAGGGGCCGAAGCCCCGTTAATTAAAATTGAGAACCGCCTACATACCAGAGACGAGCGCCTTTCTTACGAGAAGGGGAACGACGAGCTTTCTTCATATTACATTACTCCACTTGCACGAAGTTTCTGACGAGCATTCTCTTCAGCGCTCAGAACCGTTTCTTTGAATCCGGCCTTAACACGCAAGGTGTACGCGAAGAGCTCAGCGGCTTTAACCGGACGCTCGACGCCATTAACAATGTTTTCCGTAAACTCAGCGCCTTCCATGATGAGGCAGGCCGTCTGAATGTTGACGGGATGAACATAATAAGCAATGACGGCAGCAATAAACTCAACAGGAGCAGGAAAGCGAGGGTATCCCACAAAGTCCAGTGTTCCATAAACACAAGCCTCAACACAGCGACGCGCACGGTTGCGGTCAGTAGCAATCCAAATTTTATCACCAGTCAGGAAATCAAAATCCTCCTCGGTAATATCCAGAACAGCGGAAGCCTGAAGCATCTTCAGAGCAGCAACAGAAGTAGCAAAGTTAACATCAGTAGCAACAAGATTAGACATAACATTCTCCTAACATTTAATGGGTAAGAAACCTTGAAACAGCTCAAATGTAATCACGTTTTTTTAAATCGTCAAGCAATTTTTTATGATTGCCTTTCCAATCCTCAATCTGAAACCACTGACGGAGCAAATTACCAAAGGCATTAAGCCATTTTTCATCATCATTGGTAAAGTCAGCTTTAGTCAAAAACATCAGCTGCTTAGTCAAAGTAGCGCGATAACTTGCGTAGTAACGAGTCGAGCTCAGCATGAATCTTCTCCTGAGAAAAATCCGGGTCACTTACCGCCGAAAGTTTGAGTCGCTTTAGCTCGCAAATCAAAAGGCGTAATTCCTGCATCAATAATGTATTGACGTGCTTCATCAGAAATATCCCCATTTTTTAAGGTGACCGTCATTGAAGCGATAGAACTCTGCCAATTGAACTCGGGTGTCTTTTTCATCAAACGACGGATATTTTTCAACATACTTCTCACTTCCGGGCGCACATCCAAAATGACGTGCAAAGGCAGCGCGCCGATGTTCAAGGTCAATTGCTTTTTGGCGTTCTCTTTCACTATCTGATACAGAGGGCTGGAATCGAAGCTGATTCGGCTCAGCTCCAGAAGCACTTTGTTGCTGAGATGCGCCATCGACGGTAACTCCATTCCGAGTTTCCGGCTGCTGCGAACTCTGAATTCCTTTTTCAGACAGATTGCCATAAGTGGATTCTTGCATTTTTTTTGTCTCTCAGTAATAGCTTTCTGACGCTGGTCAGATTGCTTAGCTACATATTTGGTCACATACCATGCGACCGCCTGATAGGGCTTACTCTGCATTGCTTTACCTGATTTGTCAACAGGCCACAACCAACCTTTGCGAGAATAAGCATCATGTTGATAGCGTACAGCTATCGGTTGCGTGAAGCCATAAGGCCACATGCCACGGAACGAGTTAATCTGGCGATAATTACGTACCTTGCGACCGAAATTAGGGTCGTAACTTCCCAAAGGAAGAGTCCGCACCATATGCACAACATGCCAATGAAGACGACCGTGCTGACCTCCAAACTCCGGCACACAAAGATAGCGATAGCAATCGTTGTAGGAATCCTTAACCGAACGACCTTCAGCGCGCAGAACAGCTCGACCAACAGTCCTGAAATAATCACGAAGAGCATTGGGGTTTTCATTAAAAGCCTGCAAACGATCATCAGCAAGTGTCAACGTATCAAATACGAAAAACCAGCCCTTTTGGTGAGCAATACGCATCTCATTAATTACTTTTTGAGTCATGCGATTTTTGCGTGTTTTTTCCTGCATCTTCTCCATGTACTTAGCAACCTCATCCTTAAAGGATAAAGGCTTAACCATGTCTAACTCTTGACGAATTAACTTCTCAGGCCATTGAGCAACATACTTAGTCCAAAGAGAATTCAACGTTTTACCGTAGCGAACGCCTGGGCAAATCATTTCAAACAGGAAAACACATTCGGCATCCAAAGGGGTACGGTGGTCTATAGTGTTACTATTATCAAGTTGGGCTGCACACTTCCGAACCAGTGCCATATGATCTTCCAAAAGGCCAGTCTGAGATTCATAAAGGGCATAAGTCTCATCATCCAAATGAGTCTCTTCGGAAAGGCGCTTTTCCAACTGGTAAACCAAATCAGAAAGAAGGCGACTACGATTATCAACCTGAACAGCCATACGAAGATGAGCGTGCTTAGCCGTAGCGTGCGACCAAACAGACTTAACAACATCAGAGAAGATTTCAGAAGCCATGCAAAAAAGCCCTCGTAGTGAACCTATGAGGGCAATATAGAGGGTATTTTAAAGGCCTGTCAAGAATTAATATAAGTTGGGCGATTTTTCAACCAATCCAAAAGTGCAAAATGTTCCTCATCAGTAAGAAAGCGACGCTCATAACGAGGGTCAGAAACACGGCTACGAGTAATGTGCAAAATCCTCGTATCAGGGCAATAAGCATAATGTTCATCCACAAGACTAAAATACTTCACGGGAACCTCCGAATTAAGCGGGCAATTCCATACAGCATAAGAGCAACAACAGCCAAAGCAATAAATTTTCCGACAACAGTTTCCATAACTTACTCCGCAATTTCATAAAGCCACGCCATATCGTCAACATCAACGGATGAATCCTCCTCAGAGCGAAGGGAATGAGGAGAGTTAATATAAGCAAGGATATTATCCATAGTTTCTGAATCACACTCGGTATATTCCTCAGCCTCATAATCAAAATAAGTGACAGAACAATAAGTAACGTCAATCTCAGCAATAACAACGTCAAAGCAGTTTTTAGGGTTAGCAATAAGCTGCTGACGCGGGGACAAATCACGAACAGCGCGAACCTTGATAAGACGACCGTGATGAAGGTGCTCATAACGGATATAAACGGGGCACTTAAACAACCAAGAGCCGAGAATCGGATGAGTCAAGCGGTAAGCGGGTTTCATAATAAAGACTCCTACTTCATTCGTTGAAGCAAGAGTCTCATAAGGGTTTAGGGAATGTCAACAA